TGATTGTGGCGTTGGATAAAAATGTGCTCGTAGCCATTTCGGCTCCTTTTTGTTAGTTGCGCCGTACGGCTACGGCAACGGTTAAATCATAGGAAGGCAAATCTTGCCCTCCGATGGATACGAGGCCCGGACGTAAATCCGTGACCGCGATGGGTGAGTTCATTATCTGATCTGCGATTTGCATCAGGTAATCACCAGCGTCTTGGTTGCCCGGGGGCGGTGCCAGCACACGAAGTCGAAGCGTGATGTTGCCTACGTTGTATGTAAACGAGTCAACTGTTGGCAACTCAATAAGAACAGACAACGGGCGAGCGTTGCGAGGATCGGTGATAGGCACAAGTCCGAGTGCGGTCAACGCTGTTTTACATGCGTTTACAGCCTCGTACAAGATGCCTGAAGAACTCACGCGACTTGCGCCCTGCCACAGCCAAGCAGCTGCATGATGCGGTGAAGGGTGACAGGTTGGGCGAGGTTGCCCATGCCGTCAAAAGCACCGTAGGCATCACCGCTAGTTCCGCGTTCACGGTAAAGCGTTGCTGCATACATTGTCGTACCTAGTTCAACATCGGCGCTGGGGACAGTGCCTTGTTGATCGGTGTAGCCAGCCTCACGGCGTTTACGGAAACACCAAGCGTTAGCAGCGCTGACACACTTAGCAACAAAGGCCGTGTCGTTAGCGGTTGCCACGTCAATACCAAGCCACGACAGCACAAGTGCTGAAGTAGTCCAAGTGATTGTCTCTGTAAACGTCAGAGTGCCAGCAAGAGCTGCATACTCTTCATCGTCAGCCTGTCCAGTGACCGCATACAAAACCTGATTGAGTTTTGGCACGTCATAGTTGAACTCGAGATAGCCCTGCTGGTCTTTCCCGATGTACTCCCACTCTTCAACGCTGATAACGGTGAAGGTGCCGTTGAACTTTGCGCCAGCGCCTGCGACAACAATGCTGTCGCCGGGCTGAACCTCGGAAGGGGTCAGGGTCTGTACGGCTGAAACATCATCAAAGTGAAAACCATGAGTGATTGTGTAAACAGACATACAGACCCTTTCCCGACTACCTAGTTATTAGGCGAAGGTGAACTTGACAAACTTGGTTGGGTCAATCATCAACGCTGCGAAGTAACCGCGAAGAGCGATTGTGCGCGAAAGCGTGGATGGTGACTCGATGGACATGGTGCCCTTTTGCTGTTCGAACAGTTCGTAACCCGATGCGTCACCAACGATGGCGGTGCCACTGGCGAAGTTACGGTCAACAACAACGGAGAGACCGAAAGCGTTTCCGCCGTACTGGTTTACACCGAGGTCGCCGTATGCGTTCATTGGCCCAACCTGTGGGAACAATGGACGGTTAGCGGTGTCTGCAAGTGCGAGAAGGTTACGCCAGCGATCTGGTGAAACGAACAAGTGAGTAGGCAAGTTGCCATTTGAAGAACTCAAAATGGTAGATGCTGCCTCAGCGATTTCGGCTGACCAAACTTCAGGCTTAGCCACGTCTGCAAGAGCAAATGCTTGTGTGACGCTTGCGCCTGCGACCAACTGGTCAGCTGCGTAGTTGTCTGTTGCGTTTGCGTAGATACGGCCCATGTCGTCAAGAACAACCTGAAGGATTGAAGGATCAGTCCAGTCAATGTCAGCCTCGGAAATGTTTACATATCCGCCGAAGATCTGCTTGGTGACTTGGTTGTTAAAAACAACAAGAGTTCCAGCAGTTGGTGACTGCTCACCAATGCTTGCGCCGATGCTGGTATTTGTCGTGACCTCTGGTCTGATGAAAACCTTCCCACCCTGGGGCATCGCGCGTACGCCAACTGCGTCAACAACTGGACGGCGACCGATGAAGTTGTTGTAAACAGGGGAAAGGATTGGGGTTGGCAAGATGCCGGGTGTGTCAGTGGTGACGATGTCCGGTGCAGCTGCGCGGAGTGCGTCTGACATTTGGTGCCATGCGGAACCGCCAGCAATAAATGCTGACATGTATTCAACTGCTGTTGGGAGTGGAACTTCGCGACGTGCGGTCGCAAAGATTGGTGCTGTTGGAACAGTTTCAGCCGAAGCCTCAACCGTTGGGGTATCTGTTGACATGGTTTCCTCCTCGGAAATGTCTTGGGGTTGGGGTTCGACAACTTCTTCTTCTGACTCTTCGTCAGGCTGGGAAGCAGCGATTTCTGTGATCACAGCATCAACAAATGCTGGGATAGCGACAAGTGACAACTCAACGAGAGTTGCCTTGGAGACGATCATTGTGTCGCCCTTGTACTTGAACTTTTCAGGAACGGCACCAACACTTACTGAGTCATAGGCAGTTGCCTTAACTAACTCAATCGCTTGGTCTGCACGGGTTGTCTTTGCAAATTTGGCAACAAACATAAGGCCGTCTTCGGTGTCTGCCAACTCGGGCACGGTGCCGATGAGTTGGTTCATGTCGTGACCTTCAAGCAACTTTGCAGGCTTTTGGTTAACGTCAAAAGCGCCACGGCTGAACTGGACTTTCTGCCCACCCGACACCACTGCTGGAGTGTCCCAAGGAACAGCCACGCCCGTGATGGTACGGGGGCTGTCCTCGCCAGCAGCAGCGTCAAGCGTGACAGGCACGGCAACAAACTCAATTTTCACAACTCATCATCCGTTTCATTGTTGGGCATTCCATCAGGGGAACTCATCTCTGATCCTTCGTAGTCCTCAATGTCAAACTCGACATAGCGGTTACGGGGAAGAACTTGTGCGCTGGAAAGGGTCTGCTCAATAGCGTCCATGTAGATGCGAGCGCCAAACAAGTACAAGTCCTGACGCGCCTGCTGTGCGTTTTGATACGTCATCGAAGCGCCCTCGGTTGGGGCAGACACAAGGTAGGCAGGCACTGAACACAAGCGAGCCATTTCTAGGGACTGGTACTTGCGCTGATCCGCAATGACTTCCTGGGGGTTCTGAGCAAATTCACGGAACTGCACTTGACGCGACAACGCACCAATGGCGTTCTGTTTACGCGCCGAAGCCCACGCCGAAGCAAGAGATCCAAGATCATCACCTGACATGTCCTCGCCATCAATTTGTTGCAGATAGCCCGGGACAGTTTCGAGGCTCGCATAGCGGTCAGCTGCCATATTTAAGAAGATGTTTGTGTTGATGGCTTGAGCGCCAATCTTCAAGATGCCCTCGATAGGGCTCAAGAACTGGATCACATTGTTTACGTCAAGTGGTTGTCCGTTGAACTCAAGTTCTTTAGACGGCCCGTAATACTGAGGGATGCCAGTCTGCTCGGTGCTAGAAATGTTTGCAGCAGGAAGCCATGTAAACGAAGCAGGAAGTCCAGTCGAGTAGCGCGTGGTGACGTAGGCGTAAGCCGCGCCGTAGAAGAACATGTCCGAGAAGATGTTTACAAAGAAGAACGAGCGCGAAACCTTGGGATCAGGGGTTTCCATCCAAGGCTCAAGAGGCAGATAGACCTCGTCATAGTCAGAGCCGTTCCACTGCTTCGAGTAGTGCTTCAGACCGACAGATCCGATGATGCCAGCAAGAAGGTCACGCGAACGGGAAACAGTGGGAATGCTTAGCGCACGAACCTCAGCAGAACCAGTGGTGTACTGGATGAAGTTGCCGATATAGGACGCGCCTGCAGCCGCCTGCACAGGTGCAGACGCAAAGTTAGCCGTCTCGATCTTGCGTGAGAAAATACCCATCCACGTGGAGTCTTACACAAGGTTGTTGCAAATGCAACTATCTTGATGAACCCATTGTCGGTTTATTTCCGTGTCCGGGTCTTGACACCATTGCAGCTGCAACGATGAGACAACGGCAAGCCTCGATAGGCCCGGGTGATCGTTGGCTGGAAATTGACAACGCGCCACCCTGACCGCGGATTAGACATGCCCTGTTTACATGTTCCGACAAGAGGATTTCACCTGTGTGCTTCACGCGGTCTTCGTTAATAAGACCCTTAACAGTGGACGTGTATTTGTTTATTTCGCCGTAGCCCCACTGGACAGTTCTGCGCTGATACTTCTCGGGGGTATGGATAAACAGAGACGGCGTAATTGCCAGCTGCGTTTTTGGTTCACGCTCAAGGGACGCTGTGATCTGCTCCCACATTTCAGCAATTGACTCGGTCTGAAACTCGACACTGGCAACAATGTCCCCATCGGTATTTTTGCGACACCACACCCCAACATATTTTGAGTCGTCAACTGCGGAGTCAACCGCCAGCACCGAAGTCGTGCCGTCCCACTCGGTGTTTTCTGTAAACCGTTTTGCCCACTGCCCCGGCGGAAGCCACGAAGATGCAGCACTCACCCACATGTTGCAGTGAGCGCGAAGCCATTGTGATCGGTCAGGGCTGGAGTGTGCAGCACGAAGAGACTTCAGCGTCACGGTTCTAGGCATGCTCGGGTTTGCGTAACCCCAATACCGTTCGTCATCAGGTGACACCGACTCAGGCACAGACCACTCAGCCATATACAACTCGCCCGGCTCACCCTTGTCAATTTGCCCGATGGCTTGCTCACGGAGTTTCTTCATCACGGTGCTCGACTCATCACCAGCGGTAGAGACCAACAACGACAACCCCGACTTCACCGCAATCTGTGCAGGCTTCAACGCCCCGAAATAAGCCGCCTCCGTAATCGCCCACAGCTCGTCAACGATCAGAATGTCCACGCCCGAGATGCCGTGCTTCTTCCCTGTCGCCGCCTTCACCAAATACTCAGAGCCGTCCACCATCTTGACGCGGTGACGACCATACGCCCACGTCACTTTGCACAGCCCCGACTCCTCCCACAACTCGAAGAGATCACGCAAGTCCTCAAAGACCTCCGTGGCAAGAGACAATTCGTGAGCCGTGGACACCACCTTCACTGGTCTGCCCCAAATCCGAGGCAACTCAAGAAGGCAGAACCCCACCACCGCCGACAACATAAAAGTCTTGCCCTGCTGACGCGCACAAAACGCCATAGCACTCGAATGCGTAAACGAATGGTCAGCGTCATGCTCGAAAGCACCGGTCAACACGTTCACCTGCCACGGAAACAAATTGCGGTTCAAATGCGCAGCTGCAAACTCTGCGATGAGAGGCCCATAACTCTCGTACCCATATACGGGCGTTTCCAACCGTGGCTGATCAGAACCAACCCCAGCCGTTAACGGCGGTAACGACCTGTCTTGAGCTGAGTCATGACCGTTTCGTGGAGATAAGGGAGAA